CTCTTTTTCCAGTTGGTTTCTTTTCAGTTACAGCAGTTTGTAGTTTTGAACCTGGATTTTCGCGCTTATACGCATCAACTGCTTTCTGACTCATACCGTCAGTTTTGTCGCCTTTATTTACTTTTTGCCAATCTTCCATTACTCGATCAAAGATTGGTCGTGAGTTGGAATTTCCAGTCTCTTCGCTCGATGCTGTTGCATCAGAAACATTAACTTCTTCAACTCTTGAATTGTTTTTTCCTGGTCCTTCTGGGGGCCAGTTTGGTGACTGTTCTGCAAGTTCTGCTCTCCAGTTCGATACTTCGTAATGCGCTAACTGAAGTTTCTTCTCGCTATCCTTTTTTGCTAAAGGTAAGTTAATGCCGCCTCCCATTCTTTGTAGTGCTGCACCTGCTGCACCTTTTTCACCACCAGTACCCTTATCCATAAGATTTCTAATCTTATTCATCTTCTGGAGTTTTCTATGGGCATTAGTATCAATGTCCATGCTTGGGTTACCTTCTTGAACCTGAATAACAGGTTTAGATGGTTTGAGGGGTTCAGGTTTGATTAAGTCAATAAATTCTATAAACGAATTTCCATTCGCATCTTCAACAGAAACAGACTCTTTCTTCACGCAGCGATTGTAAGTTTTACCAAACAATTTCTGAGTCCCTTTCTTCTCATAACCTTTCCAACATTTTTTTGCCTCATCCATATACCCAGATGCGGCATCAGTATTGTGTTCAGTATCTGTAATTTTTGCTTGAACCCAAGCAGGAATATTTTTCTCTTTCTTACCTAAAGCTTTTCTTAGTTTAGCGATGTTCTTCTCAGATTTTTTTAACTGAGATTGAGCCATTGAAACTTCGTGATCTTTTTCTTCGTTAGTGCTGTTTCCCCAGTTTGAAGCACCAACTTTGCGACACTTTACTAGAGCTCCAGAAGCATAAGCACTTGGCCAAACTTTATAGCGCGATTTGACCTTGTGGTAGCAGGCATCTTTTGTTCCGCTGCCTTTGCCTGGTTTATCTTTTACTTCTTGAAGATCCATGTCGCCATCAGGTGTGTAATCAGTTTTGACGTATGTTGGTTTTGCCGCTCCAGATTTATCTGGTTGACCAGGATCTTTGCGACGTTTTCTTGCCTGTGCAGCAAGTCTCTCCTTTTTACTCATTGATGCACGCTTTGCAGATGATACGCACTTTGGAGTAGCGGTTTCCCCCTTCTCTCTAGCACATGCATCTCCGTCTACGACATCAACCCAACCAGATTTGCCGTCCTTAGATTTTGATTGTCCGAACCACTTTCGCAGTCCTTCTTCATTCACAACAGACATTTGTTTATGATTCTGGTGTATTATTATTTAGGAAACCTTGTTTTAGTAACTTAGATAACTCTGAGGTAGACCCTACAAATAGAGCATTATTGGTCACATTATTTGTAGTTGATTTAGTTGTTTCATCCTCAATATCTTTTATTTTCTTCTGAAGTTCCATCAACTTATCTGTTGTATCAGCAACGTTTTTGATAAGTTGACCAGCGACTTCATATGACCTAGGACTGGCACCTTCCCCTGCCAATTCCATGATTCCATTAATTGCTTCCTGACCCTTTTCAATCAAAGAATATAAATTTGCCCTGGTATATTCATAATCCTTTTTAATATCTTCACCTGCAGGTTTTTCGATCTCGACTTTTTTAACAGGAGGTTTTTGAATATTTGACTCATTATTCAGAGCAAGATCTAGATTTTCAAATTCATCAGACATAATTTATTAATCAAAGGTCAGAGTCTTGTCCAATATTGTAACTTCTACCATCTGTGAAGAATTCAAATCCTTCAGAGAATCCAAAGTCATCCTGAGGACCTAGTAATGCGTCATCGACAGTATTAATTACGCCATCATTATTCTTATCTTCTTTCGCCTTAGGAGTTACTGTATATCTCATTTCCCTCTTAGCAGTCACAGGATTAGTATTAGTGTAAGTATCGACTTGTACTTTCCTGATGAGACCGTCAGAATTATCGCTGACCTTACCAAACAGATAAGTTTTGGCAGTAAATGAAAGGGTGTAGATTAGTGCTCTTCTTGTAGTAAAATCACCTTCATAGTCATCTACAAAAGAAACACTGTTAAGGACAATAGGAGTGTCTCTCTTCTCTCCAATAGAATCGACTAGATCAATAGTAACATTCAGTGCTGGTTGGAAATAAGGTAAAATCTGCTCAACAATTTGCAGAGCATCATCGTTTAATTTACAATAAACGTTCAGTTCAAAACCAATATTGTAAGGAACAGGCATGAAAACCTTTCTAAGATTATCTCCCTCCAATGCTTTAAAAGTCTGAGTAACACCAGTCTTCCTAGATGGATCATACTGAAGAGATGTCATCTCAAATGACATCCTTGGTAGTGTAATCGCAACAGACTTATTCAACTCAGATTGCTGAGTTAATCTTGCTAAGAACTTTTGCCTTGGCGCATATGCCAAAGGAACTCTCAACTCATCGATGACGTTCTGATCATTTTTATCATAGTGCTTAATTGAAACGTTATTGAATAGCGTTCCAAAAGATATGATAGTTTTACGAATAATTTCGTGGTAATAATGGCTTCCTAGCATTAGTAATTTCCAAAGGGATTTTTCTCAGTAAAGTCTAAAATTTGATCGGCTTCAAATTCTATTTCATCATTCTGCTCATAATCATCAATATTTTCGACAGATGCAATCTTAGGTACATCTCTCTTGTTTATGTAGTAATCGACAACATATATAGCGGATGAAGAAGATCCAACAACTCGCTCCCCATCTAGGAAAGTGCCATTTTCAATAGAGATTTGTAGAATTCCTTCTTCTCCATCCCAACGCTTAACTCTTGCTGTTGCACCAGATGTCGAACCAGTAATAACTTCGTTGAACCAATATGTGCCAATACCAGCAGCAATTGGAGCATCCCCAACAGTTACTGTAGGAGGAGTTAGATAACCCGATCCTGGATCAGTAATTTTAATATGATCAATTCTATTATCGAGTTCATTCAATGTAACTGTTCCAGTTGCTGTTGTGAATCCAGTAGCAAAATCTCTATCAGTTACAGTATTGGAAATAGATACAATCGATGGTTCTGTATAACCAACACCAGTCTTAGTTAGTGTTACAGATATAATAGTTCCTGCAACACCAACATTTCCGTAACCTTCTGGGGTCTGTCCCAACGGCGCAGATATACTAACAGTTGGATTGGAAATATATCCAAGTCCTCTATCTGTAATTTCAATCTCGCTGAGTTTACCATCTCCGTTTATTTTACCATGTGCAGTAGCAGTAAATTGAGTTGCTACTCCTGTTGGTGCTGAAAGAGTAACTCCTGGAGAAGTTAGATAACCATATCCAGCATAATCTAGAGAAATATCAGTAACTATACCAGCAGTTACACTTGCAACTCCAGTTGCAACAAAGTTCGATGGTGTTCCAATTGGAGGGTCAATAACTGCAGATACAATAGAAGTTATAATGCCAGATAACGTTGTTGATGAATTATCAATTGAAGTTACAACACCGTTTGAAATTGAACAACCAATACTAATCGAGTTTAGATTTCCGATTGCATCATTTTCAAAATCATCAAATAATATTGTATTGGAATCCGCAGTTGGCATTGATCCAGGTGCAATAGAAGATGCAGTTCCAGCATCAACTGTTCCAAAAATACCATCAACAATAATTCCGCTGTTTAAATCATTTTCAATTACTGGTGGAGTTACGTCTGCGCCAGTAACTATTTGAATTTCTCCTCCACCAGCAGAAAAGAATGTATCTACAGGTAAACCGCCATCTACTTGTAATTCTAAACGTTGAGTAAAGTTTGGAAGTATTGTTGAATTGATATAGATCCAATGCCATTGATCATCCCTAACATCCAATCCAGTATAGTCGTAGGTTAGAGCATCCGTATTAACTCCTACTTTATCTGTACCAAGACCAACTTCAATATATCCGTCATCATTGACTCTAAGATCTACTTGAGTAGACTTACTCCCGTTAGATAATTTATTGAATGAAATAAATGTTGAAAGACCTGGTAAAGAACTTGGAATCTTTGCTGCGAGTTGAATAGAACCACTGTAACCAATTGCAGTAGTTGAAGCGGTTCCTGGATGAGTAATATTTCTATCTAAATCCGCATTAACGACGTTCCATGCATTAGTTCCGAAATAAGAATCTGCAATATATCCTGAAGATAGTGATAAGAAATCGATAGTTAGTGTTGGAGGTGCTAAGTAATATCTACCTCCACTTTGTAGTGTGTATGAGAACGTAGATATGCCACCAGAGGACGATAATGTTGTATTTGCAGTAGCAGTCGATGCTATTCCTGTCGGATTATCAAACGTTACTGTTGGAGCATTTAAATAATATCTTCCAGAAGATGCAATTGAAACGCTAGAAACTTGCTCTCCGTAGAGAGATCCTCCAACTGCTGTTGCTGTAGCAGTTGCTGCTGCTCCTGTTGGAGCACTAAACGTCAAAGTTGGAGGAATACTATGTCCAATTCCAGCATTAGTAATTGATACTGTTGATAATTGATCATTTGCTGCAACAGCACTTATTGCACCAGTTACAAATCCAACTGGATTTGGAGAACTGAATGTAACTCCGATTGCCAGTTTTGTGGAATAATTTGTTCCACCATCAGTCATTGATACCCTATCAACGGCATTATTGATAATGACTGTAGTTCCTGCCGCACCAGTAAAGGTAGGACCACTAAAAGTTACTGAAGGTATTTCTGTATATCCTTCTCCTCTATTAATAACAACTCCTCTAGAAACACCTTTTCTGTACAATTCAATGGAACAGGTAGCTGCTGCACCTACGCCACCTCCTCCACTAATTGTTACAGTAGGTGTATGTCTATAACCATAACCAGCATCTATTAGAATAATTTCTTTTAGAGATCTAACTCCTCCAATAGAAGTTGTAATTGCAACACCTCTTGCAGATCTTCCGTATGACGGTGCTGCTTCAAAGGTTACAGTTGGAGTTGATGTATAGTTATACCCATCATTATTGAGGTAAACCTTTCTTACATATCCAGTATTGATATCTGCACCAATTGCTGCAGTCTGACCATAACCAACCATCTTGAGTGTTATAATCTCACCAACATTTTCAAGTGCCCTATCAACCTCAGGTATACCGACATCCAGAACTTCATTTTCATATTCGAAGAGTTCACAATTAAGTTCGTAAGTATAACCTTTTCCTAATTGATAGAATGGTTTTTCATGCTCTACAAACTTAACCTCAAAAAACCTTTCACTAAGAGGAAAATAAATTACATCACCTTCTCTGGGTCTTAGTGCAACCTCTATTTCATATGGATCTTCATCCTGAATGAACGCACCAATATATTCTTCATACCTTTCTCTTGAAATAACGAGATTAATCTCATCTTTCAGTTGCATACCGAACTTACTGAGGATGTCTCCGCCCCCAGTATGCCCCTCATAGGTGTTTAAATACGCCTCTATGATATATGCGTTATCAAACTTGGAAGACTGCACCTCAGCGAGGATTTCGTCCCTGTTTACGATTTTTCTTGGAATATATACGACCTCAACACCATACATTCTCAACTGTTCATTGATCAAGTCTTGAACAAGTCGCTGTTCCGAAGAGGATCCGTGGAGAAAGAATGGATTAAGTGCCATTATCCAATAAAGTCGTAGGGTGGTAACTCATGCTCTAGAGCCATGATCTGTTTTAATTCTTTTAGTTCATTTTCAGCATCCTGGTAAATTTCTCTTCCGTTCATTTCAATTCCGCCAGGAAGTTTTACACCCCTAAACTTAATTAAATTCTGTCCCCATTGCCTCTTTATCAATGAAGTAAGGTATTTCTTGACAAACGAATCGTTATATACTTTTGCAAAGTCTGCAGGATCTAACGCTCTATAACAATCAATAACTAAGAAGTTTCCTGCGGTTTGAGCACCCCAATCAATATCAAGGTACATTCTATTCTGTCTCTTATTAAATCTTATTTGCTTATCAGTTGTCAATAAGAAGTCAATATCTTCCAAATAAGTTTTTGTCATGCTATATTGCATCAACTCAACAGAGTTGAATCTATACATGTCATTTAAAAATATTTGATATTTGATACTAAACATACCACCAGAGATAGTACTAGTATCAAACTTAAATACTTTTTCGATTCCAATTACAGAATCTGGAACTTGAATGTAATTGGAGTTTTCGTAAAAATTAAAAGTAGTCGAACCGTAACCAGGAATCGATGAAGTACCAGTTGTGGTTACAATTCCAACTCCAGTAGTATTTTTTGCTTTTCCTCTATCAATATCATCTTGAGTAAGTTCATACTTAAGATACATTCTTTCAACCCCGTCAAAATGACGTTCGTTATAGTATTGAATAGCATCATCTACCAGATCATCAATCTGTTCATCATCAACATTAATTTCCAGCACAGGAGCGCCTAATCTTCTCAAACAATAATCGATTAATTCTTGGCGTGTTGATGGTTTTGCCATTAAACCTCTCCTTCAGCTGGCTGAGATATGATATTAGTCTCAGCACTATTTATTTTCTTTTTCCTTGCTACCTTAGGTTTTGGTTCTGGTGCAGATACTAAACCAAAGTGTAAATTGTCCTGCTCTTTTTCTTCTTCAAGGAGTTTTTGTTTCTCCTTTTCTTCTTCCAATCTATTAAGTTCTGCTGTTTTTAGTTCAGCAATAATAGACTTGTGTCTCTCTAATTCAGCAATCAAATCATTTACCTGCTTGTTAAGGACATCAATCTGGTGATTCGATGCCCTTACTCTTGCCTCTAATGCGATTGTCTGACTAAGCAGTTCAGAAGATTTCTGCTGGTAAGTACCCAGCAGAATCTGATAATCAACTTCAGATGACATAATCTAAATCTTATCTAAGTAGTAACCCTATTTATAGGATCAGAAGGCACCCCCATCAACGGTGATGTTCTCAAGGATTCTTGCAGTTCCGTTATGTCTGATTACTGAAGATTGTCCAGCAGCATCGTTGATCCAAAGTCCGCCAGCTTCAACATCAGCATATACAACTTCAGTCATGACGTTTGCCGACTCCGTTACAGAAGATGCGATTGCAACTCTGTTTACCGACTCATCCCAATAAACTGCAGCAACCTTGGCAGATGTTGTATAGTAGTGCAACATCAGACCAATGTCATAGTTTTGGTCTACTGTTGGAGGAACAAGATTTCCGCCGCTGTTTACTAGACCAAGTTCAATAACAGGATCTTCAACTTTCAGTGCCTCAGTATTGACGATTGTCTGAGTACCGAGAACTGTGATGTCTCCTGTAACAGTAATACTACTTGCGAAACTTACATTACCGCTAGTGTTAGAGATAGTTACAGCATCGCTACCATCAGATGCCTTAATAGCACCAATTTGAGCAGTTGGTACAGTTAAAGTTGTTGCGTCTGCATTATATTTGATATCTGGAGCAACATATGCAGTTTGTCCAGTTCCAGTTGCCGATGCCTCAGTGAATACTAGGAATCTATCAGCAGTGTCTGCAACAGATTGAACATCAATAGTTTGAGATCTGGTTGCAGTTGAGATAGAACCAGTAATCGAACCAGTAATGGTTCCAGTAACAACTAGGTCATCGTCAACTCTAACTGTAGAAGATGCAGGACCAGATCTTAGAACCAGATTTCCAGCTTCTGTACTGATTGTTTGATCATCAACAGTACCGATACCAATATTACCGATAATTGCTCCTTCTTGACCAGTAGCAACCTTCAGTCCAGTATTAAATGTTGCAATTCCAGTAATACTTGTCTGAGAATTGATATCAATTGTATTTGTAGCAGAATCTAATTTTAGATTACCTGCTGTTGACTCAATTTGAGTTGTGCTGTTAACACCAATATTAACATTCGAAATCTGACCTGTTCCAGCTACGTCTAGATTTCCTTCAATATTCGAATTTGAAAGAACACTTAAAGTTCCATCAACAGTAACTCTATCATCAGCAGCACCAAGGAATAGAGAACCGCTAGAAGTATCAATAGTTCTAGCAGATGTCATACCAACTTTTACGTTGGCACCTTGAAGACCAGAAGTTGTAGTAACAATACCTGAGAAACTACCATTCAACCATTGCTTACCAGCAGTATTATCACCAACGTTATATGTTCCGTCAGTTTCAGGAAGTAGATCTCCCTGAATATCAGCATTAATAGTAACAATGTCGGTCTCAGCATTACCAAGAGTAACATTACCGTTCAGTGCTGTAGCACCTTGAAGTGTTGCTGCTCCAGTTACGCTTAGTGCAGCGCCAACATATGCATTTTGTGCTACAGATAAACCACCTTTAATATCAACTGCACCTGTTCCTACTGCAGTTGTATTTGTAGTATCTGAGAATGTAGAAACGCCAACGACAGAAACGCCAGCACCTACATATAGATTTCTTGATAATCCGACACCACCGCCAACAACTAGAGCACCCGTTGTTGGACTACTAGAATCTGTCGTGGAGTCTACACTTAGAGAACCAACGAATGTACCAATACCACCTACCTTTAGGTTTCTTCCGATATTGGTTGATAGTTCTACGCCTAGACCGCCATTGAATACTGCAGAACCAGTGTCCTTGTCGGAAGAATCAGTAGTGTCTGAGACGTAAATTGCAGACTGGAATGTTGATAGACCAGTAACATATAGACTACTTAGGTTGACCTGGGTGAGAGCACTTGACCAGGAAAGATTTCCGTCAGCATCAGACTGTAGCAAACCTCCAGCTACAGGAGTTGCTGGCAAAACGTAAGTGGTAACGCCAGATAATACGTTTGGAGTTTTTAGAGCGATCTTATTAGATCCGTCTCTATCTACCAGATTTAAGTATGCAGACTCAATACCATCTTCTCTTTGCCAATATCTTTGACTTCCGAAGAACTTGTTGCCTGCAATTGTATTATCTAAACCGATAAAGAAATCGTACTTATCGGTTGAAAAACCTGGTTCACCTGCCTGTAAGGCTGGCAAACCAGCATACGCACCTCTTTTAAACTGAACTACAGCGGCTGCCATCTAATTGCCTCGCTTATTGAATACTCTTTTGTAGGTATTTATAAATTTTTACCAAGTACCACCATCTAGGTCAATATTAGATTGCCTACTTGGGTCAGTATTTAAAGCATTAATGAATTCAGTTGGAAGACCGCTATTACCTACAGGGTTAACGGTAGAAGCAGCTGCTACAAGAACTTCATCGGGATCGACAAACTCATATTTGTTAGTATTTGCATTATAAACCATGACGAATTTATCAGACTGACTAGTAACATCTACGTCAGCAATATCTGATAATCTGCCACTTGAACCCGTAACAGAGTTAGATGCAACTACTTTTATAGTATTTGATTGTCCTAATCTACCTCTGATTGATGCCATTAAGTTACTCCTTCTCGTACTAATACACTTCCTTCAATCGCCCTGGATTTATATCCTCCAGAACTAGTAACAACAATATCGTAAACTTGTCTACCAGCTTTTAACGCCGATGTTTGCGTTGAATTAAGTGCTAGACTTATCGTTCCATTTGAAGCGTTTTCAATAGTTGCAGTAAATGTTGTAAATCCAACAGATCCAGCATGTTTTTTGATCTTTGCTTCAATGGTAAAACCTGATAGATCAAAAGCAGTATCTCCAATCGAATTCGACAAATTAAACGTCTGGTAAAAGTCAGATCCTTGATTAATTGTCAGATTAGCTACGTATACTGCCATTTCTCTATAATGAAGGTTTCTTTATATAATTATTTAGATTTCAACTATTTTGTTTAGTCAAATCAAGAAGTAATTTTTTAATTTCAGCAAGTTCGCTTTTGACATCATCTAATTCTTGCCTTTCTTTTTCTCTACGCTTTTTCTCTGCCATATATCGAGAATAACCCGTAGAATCTTTATTTACAATAGCACCAGAACCCGCATCTCTATACAGGTTCTGGTTATTTTCAACTTTAATCAGATCCATATTATGCTAGTGCAATTGCTCTTAGATCTTTGAATGTTGGGGACTTCGCTTCGTTTGTTCCGCTAGCAACAATCTTAATTTGATATCCAGAGAATTGATCAAGATTATCAATGCTGAATTGATATTCTCTAAACTCTTCATTTGCACTAGCAACAACGAATGCATCTGCTCTTCCGCTATTTTTGGAAGAGTCAACTACATCATCTCCAAATCCATCTCCATTAGTATCATTCAAATTATCATATCCAGGGAACAGTACATATGACTGCTCAATCTCACTGGAATCTGACTTGAATAGTCTGTAAAGGACTCTGAAGTCAGCAGAAGCATCTCTATTTGCTGCAACAAATACTTTGAGAGAAGATGCTGGTTGGGCAAGATTTACTCTATTTGAAATGTATACAAATGCATGAGGATCATCGCTTACACTATTAGATCTAGAATCATTTACATAATCTGAGATTGGATTATTCAAACGATGTCTTCCAAATCCAGCAAATGCAGTCTGAGTATCGATAGTTGGAGACAGATTAGAATCGGTACTTTCCATAGAAATTCCGATCGTGAATGAACGGTTTCTTGGTAAAGATGTCAATCTTGTCGTCTCATTCAACTTGGAACAGACCAGTCTAGTGGAGTTGAGATCATTTTCTGCATTTAGCAGAACTGGTTCAAATCCCTGATCAATGAATGATGGTTCAGCACCGCCTGCACTTGTTCCGCTGACGGATCTCATCGTTGCAGAAACTTTGGATCCTTGACCTGGTGTAATGATATTGAACTGAGGTTGAACAACATCATACTGAACGTTTCTGGATGCAAAGATATTCATTCCGCCAACTTGAGATTCTTGTCTGAAACTCAATTGTGCTTCACCAGTTCCTCTAGATCCTCTATCAAATTCTAGATGATATGAATCAATTTCTCTCAGATTGCTGAGAGCTGGTGTCGAAGACATATCATGCTGCTTATTGATTCTGGTCAGAGAAACTTCTCCAATTTCATACTTATAAACCTGACTTCCGCTAGCGTGCTTCTGAATTGCAGATCCATCAACACCGCGAGTCGCAATACCCAACTGACCGCTAGCAATACTATCGTAGTAAATAATTTCATTATTAACTTTCAAGTATCCTGCAGCAGTAGTAATTCCTTCAAATCTTGAGAAACTTGTCGTATCTGCAAGAGCAATGACAGAATCGCTTAGATCAAGATCAACTGATAGTTGAGTTGGAATAGTATCAGGATCAACACCGCTAATAGAAACGATATTATTATCTGCGGTCATTCCATGATTATAATGAGTTACTTCAAATACGTTACCTGCAAATTCTCCTCCTACAGGACTAGAACTCGTGATTGAGGTGTCTGCTAGAGCAGGACCAGCAGTGCTACCAGTATAAATTTGAAGTAAACCGCCAGCGGTTATCTCTTCACCCTGAACATTTGTCAAGTATAGAGTATCAATACCGTTGACATCTCTAATTGATAGTTGTGCTCCGCTACCTCTACCTCCTGCTTGAGAAGTTGTAATACCAACTACATCACCTGTTGCCCAACCATTTCCTGTAGAAAGACCAGCAGTGTTAAGAACAATCTGAGATACTCCTCCAGCATCATTAAATTCAACAGTTTCTGCAACTAGGTTTCTTCCTCGTCCAACAATAGGATACAGAGTTACATTAGGATATGTTCCAGTTGAATAACCCGCACCAGCAATTGCAGTGGTAATTCCTGTAAAGGAAACTGCTCCGCCAACTCTTTCGATGTATCCATTTGCTAGAGAGTTGTTTGCCTTAACTCTTGCTCCAATAACAAGTTGATCAGCAACTTCATTTAGAGAAACTGTAGTAATACCAACATCAAGTTTTCTTGGTAAAATCTTAACCGCATCTGGAGTCAGAGCAGGAACATTTTCATCAACAACATCCAAATTAGGATTGTAGAAGAATGCACTTCCCTTTTGAGAAGTAAAGTTTGCTTTGTAAAGTTTGAACTTCAGATCTTCAAACTGACTTGCAGTCCAAATAGTACCATTTTGAGACTTGAATAAACTTCCTCCAATATATTGTTTAGTCACCATTACTGCTTCAGCATCTGGTAGGTTCTGTCCATTGACAGTCCTCTCTCCCATCTGAGCAATCCACAATTCATAATTATTTGAAGTTGGGGAAAGAACGACAACTGCATATTCCCTATTTGCTTCCAAATAAATTGGAGATGGGAACTTAACATTAGTTGCTACTGATGCATCTGTAGAAGTTGTAATATCATCTGGATACAAGATTGCTCTTGCAAAATCTTGTACTAACTGATTAGTTGGAGTTCCTAGTTCTACAGTTCTAATTTCAACATAGCACTTTTCATTAGGATCCTTATTCGCAAAGAATAGGTCTACTGATGTTAGGAATGCTCCAGTTTCATCAACAGTGAATGATTGTGCTAGAGGGTCTTTTCTTCTACGTCTTCTTGGTGGTGGGGGTGGTCTTCTTACGATAACCGTATCTTGTCTGAATGTTTGTACAATACCAGTTGAGTTGTACGTAGTTTCTCCAGAACTAATTAACTTACTTCCAGGAAGAGGTTCTGCATTAATATCGCTAGATGTGAGTCTGAAGATTCTTTCTCCAGTCTTAATTCTTACACTTGGAGGTGGTGTTGCTAGTGGATTTCTAATAAAGAATGTTCCTAGAATATCACCGAATGGATCAGCAATTAAGCGAGAATCGGTAACAGATGCAGTTGCACCGCTACTTCTACCAACTAAATTAACTCCAGCAACAACATAACCATTATATTTACCGATAGCAGCAGCTGCTAGTGATGGAACATCAACGTTTACGACTGTTGCAGATGCAGAGTATGAAGTGCCAAATGTTTCTGCCTTATTGTATGGGTTTGCATTATAGGTCAGAGTTGGTGCATCATATGGACCATCTTTATGGTCTGGTCTTGCTGCTCTAAAGGTAATAACTCTATCAGGACCAATGAAACCATCAATATCTTCTCCAACATCAAAGGTTCCAGAAGTCATATTGATTTCAATCAATTTGGGAACCAGATCAATTCCACCAATACTATCCATGAATGGATAATGTCTAGCAAGAGGTCTCAGACCACCTGCTTGGAACATAATGTTCCTTGAACGCATAAAGGTCTCTGGTCTTCTGTCAATTAGAACATTATCAATGAAGGATCCATTCCATCCTCCAGTAATTCTTCTTGTTCCGCCTGGAACAAATACATTTCTTACCCAGTTATCAGATGCTGGTGTTAGTTCAACCGCTCCAACAAACTCGATCATATTGAATGGGTTAACATTCTCAACTCTAGAAGCTAGAGGTTGTTCAATCCATCCCTTTTGTTCGTACTTAAGGGTAATTAGATCGCCAGTTTTTTGTGTATTTGGGTCAAGTAGAGGAAGATCTGCAGATAGATCCGCAGTGTCCATATTTACTGAAGAATCAAATGCTGGTTGCAGTTCTAAAGAATAGACATCAAATAGGGATTGTAATTCTTTTCTATCAGATTCAACAGATACTTTTGTATCGGCATTACCTAGATCAATTCTTCCATTATCTGCAAAATCATCAACAAAGAATCCAGACTTAAATCTATCAAGTCCTTGAGCATCTTGAACTTGTAGAGACTGTGTACTCAATTCTAGAGCACTTAAAGAAGTGAAGGTTTCAAGATTTTCGATTCTATCTTCGAGACCTCCAATGTCTCTCATTGTATATCTTCTATTGTCAACTAGAGAAATTTCAGCATCATCTACATCAAATAAGTATGGTGGAAGAGTGATCCTAGCAATTGTCATCGAATCTTCAATGACTGTAGGTTCTTTTGGTGTTACTGCAGATGTTCCTTGAACCAATGAAAGATTTCCTTCTTTATCAAGAACAATCTTATCGATTCTTCCCATGTAATGATCATAACCAAGTAAAGTGCTCTCATTTGGAGCAACTACAGCAGTTGTGTTTACACTCGAAGATCCAAAAGAACGAGACTCAAAAGCAAATGGAGATCTATTTGCTGTAGAAGCATTGAAATCAGCAACTCTTGGTCTAAAGTCAAGTACGTCAGATGCTCTGACAGTATTATTTCTCAGTAATGGAATATCGTTTTTATATCTTTCTGAACTATAAGAGTTTACTGTGTAGAAATCTCCAGAATCATTAGAAGGAACTGTATATTTGTTAAAGATAATTAGTAGTTTTCTGGATGGAGATACTGACTGCTTGCGTCTTACAATTCTTGAATAATCATAGTATTGTTCTCTTTGACCAGCATCCAAATCATAACGATCAGTAATATTGAGATAATTTCCAAGAACAATTGATTGCAAATTAGACTCAATTAGAGACTCTTCAAACTTAACAGTTTCCCCAACAATAAACTTATTGGCATTTAAGTATACAAATCCAACATCAGTAGTAGAAGGTCTGGTTACAATTTGACCAACTGCTTTGCTGGTTTGACCAATAACTCTTTCACCGATAATTGCATTTACATCTAAACCTAGACCACTTACAAATTGTAGAGTATCCAGAGTTGGAGTACTAGTTCCCAGTGATTCGTATACAGCAACTATGTCTACAACATCTGGGGTGTTCAGAGAAATTTCTCTATCTTCTACTCTTAGACCATAATAGAAACTAGAAGAAAGTCCTGTAATACCTGCACTTTCTGAATTAGCAGTAGAACTTACAATTACTTGGACACTTCTATCAAAGTCTTTTTGTTTACTTTGTACTGATTGTCTCTTAATGGTAGTATTAACGGTTGCACTACCTATACCAGATTTAGCAAGTCCACTGAAATTAATAGTGGTGCTATTATCTGCAAATTCAATCTGACTAGAATTTAGAGGTTCGAGTGTACCATCGCTATAGATGATAGAGTACCTATCAGCATCAAATGGTTCAAAGAATGCACTGGTAAATCCAATAGTATTAGTATTAAGACTTAATGTTCCTGTAGCACTAATTGTTCTATCTCTTACTTGATGAGAAATAGTTAAATTAGAATCATCTAACTTAACGGATGCTACATTTGGATTCGATAGTTCTGCATAGAGATAAGAATTTTCTTCATTAAAGATCTTTGGTTCCATAACAGAGAAAGTAGTCTCTGTAGATGCTTCAGCAGGAAGATCTCCGTCACATACACCAAATACCGTTGGTAATGCTTCTAAAGTTAAGGTTAATAGATCATTAGAAACTTCAGCAACTCTATTGAATGTTGCTGCAGTTAAACCTATACCGTTTCTCTGGAACTTAATAACTGCGTTTGTGGAAATGCCACTAAAAGTTTTACCAGCACAAGTTACAATACCAGTTGGACTGACTGTAATCTTATCAGTAATCTCAAATCCAATTGGTGTTCTTTCAAAGAGTGCAGTGTCTGCAGAGAAATCAGTTGAAATGCCGCCTATAGACGCTCTTTCTTGCCATATTGATTTTACATCTGTTATATTTTTTGCTTCAATATCAATAATAGTTCTTCTGTATAATGTAGATTCATTGATTGAAATTTGCTCTCCAACAATAAATTCTCCAGATGTTTGAGTTAATTGAATACCAGTGGTTCCTGATGCTCCTGGTGCTGCGACTAGATATCCAGTTGCACCGCTACTCAATCCTCTGATGTAACTGGATTGAGGCATATAACCTGCAAACACCAACTCATTTAAAACAAGTTTAGTATATGTCTGAACGTCAAACATATACAGATCAAACTGAGAGTCTGTATTATCATATTCATTATCTGCTAATGCAAAGGAATAAACTCTAGCTTGTCCTATAGTTTCTCCTGCACCATTAATACTTGCCGATCCAGAAGTTCCTTTTCTATACGATTGTAGTTTTACGACATTATCGGTATTGTTAATACCAACAAAAGGAGTACCTTGAACGTTATTAACCTTTATAAGGTTACCCATTTCAAATGGGATAGATGCTCCAGTAACTTCTGTTGTATCTCTTGGTTTATCAGCATCTAGAATTTGTGATCCAGGGAACTCAATATCAAATCCCCTAACATATGCTTTACCTGGAGATACTCTAGCACAATAAAGATCTTCGCTTGGATCATTATTTTGTTCTGTTTTTTGAGTTTCTACAAAGAAACCACCGTTTGATAACTTATTATCTAAAGATTCTCCAAGATCTACTCCAAATTCGCTTACTGCATAATCTCCAGATTCTTCAAAAGTTCTCTTAGCAAAATAATCTTTAATAATCGAATATGTTGATTTATTTTGGAGTTTTTTCAGTTCTCCGTTATCAACTCTAACAAGTTCTACAAAATTCTTGTCATCATAATCTGTCAGTTCTTTTTTAGACAGAGATACACTAATTTTTAATCTGTCTGCGCCAGGTGCAGCATAATTAGAGAAACCCCTAGCATTATCATATAAACTATCATCGTCTCCAGCAGATACTAATTCTTCACTGATATTAAAACCAACTCTATATGAAGGATTGTTTGTATATGGGTCTAGGACGATCGTATCCGTTGGTACATCTACAAACGTACCGCGAATAAAATAAACGCCCTTAGAGACGTGTACAGCTGCTGCTGTAGAGGTTGCATT